AGATGTGACTGCGTCAGGAGCGGTGTCAGGTGGTTCTGTATCTTCTAGTACAGATGTAACTGCAAGTAACGATTTATATGTGGGCAGTGGTATTTCGTTGGCAACTGACTTCGGCTCTACGGGTCAGGTTATTAAAAGCTCAGGAGGCAGTGAGCCTACTGCGACTTGGGAGAATATTAATTTTGACCTTGACCTGTTGATTGACTCTGCTGAGTATGCTAATCAGATATCAGGGACTGCAGGGCCTAATACAATTCTATTTGGCGGTCCTCAATCAACAACTGACGTGTCATTGGCATCAAATGGATTAATTACATTTGCAACGGCAGGGCAGTACTTGATTATGACTGACTTTATTTTAGGCAATGTTAGTGGTGGTGGTGATGCCAGACTAGCTGTTGCTATGTATAAAAACCCTGATATTGTTGACAATCAGATTATTTCATTTGTTGAAAATAACAAATACCATAATGTTCAAATGGTATTCCCATTTACTGCAGCTGCAAGTAATGTGATTCAGTTTAAGATATCAAAAGATACAGCTCATTCTATTTCAGGTGGGTTATATGGAATCTCTACATCTACATTCCCTGTATTGTCTGACTTGACCCAATATCCATCTGCTCGCATTCGTATTTATAAAATGGTTGTGTCGTAATGAATATCAGGAAGATAGCTATTGGGCCTGACTACAAGGGTGGTGCGATGCATTACCTTATGGGTCAGAAGGTGCTTGATAGTACTCATGAGATTCATCTAATAAAGTTTAACGCCTTGAAAAATTCTTTTGAGGTGTATGTTATAAACAGCAATCAAGAAGTATTTTTGTGGAAGGAATTTACACAGATGATGCCGATTGTAGTTGAGTATAACATAAACTTTTAAATGAAATCACCATTCTATTTTATCGTAAAGCCATTAGGCGGTAAGCGCTATGACAATGAGAAGTCTATTGGTGGCGTTGATTTTTTCTTATCTTCTTCGGAAGAAGATTTCAAAACGTCTAACAGGAAAGCTGTAGTTGTATCTACGCCATTAGATTATGATGGGCCGATTGCGGAGGGCGACCTTCTATTGGTTCACCACAATGTATTCAAGTTCTACAATGACATGAAGGGGAGGCGCAGGAGCGGGCGCAGTTATCTTTTTGATGACATGTTCCTAGTCGATGTTGACCAATTCTTTATGTATTGCAAGGATGATGTGTGGCATGCTCACAGTAAATATTGTTTTGTGTCTCCTACGAAAGTAGATGAGGGAATGTCATTGGATAACTCAAGCAGCGTCAGCGCATTAGTTGGCGTAATGGAATATCCGAATGAGTATCTTGTAGAGAAGGGAATCAATAAAGGAGATTTAATTTCATTTTCTCCTGACAGCGAATACGAATTTTATTTGGACGACAAAAAAATGTATCGTATATTTGACCATCAAATCACAATGAAGCTATGAACAAGTACTTGAAACCAACTGATGCTGAAGATGTTGAAGCATTCAATTGGAAACTCAAGCATCTTGAATCTCAGTTGACAGGGGAATTGAGCGATGAGCAGTTTGATATTCAAGCTGAAATCGGGGAGATTAAGCGTTTGCTTGCAAGCGTTGGAGCTCCTGATAAGCCGAGTGACTCTCCGTATGAGTGCTTCGGTTGCGGAAGTTAAAAGTTTTCTGTTTTCTATATTGTTTGTTTTGGTTAGATTGAAACCCGTCTGTTGTGAAACATGCGGGTTTTTTATTTATATTTGCAAACATGAGCGTAATTGCAGGTAATCTTGCAGAGATAAAGTTCTTATTATTATGCACTGAGAAAGGTCATATTGTCTCTAAGCCAATCATGGATGGGTGCAACTACGACTTCATTGTTGACAGGGCAGGCATTGTTAGTCGTGTTCAGGTCAAGTCTACTAATTGCTTTGCGCCACAAGGCAATTGCTATGTGGTTAATATCAATCATGGCAATAAGAGTGAGAAGAGGTATAGTAAGAGTTCGGTTGACGAGATTGCAGTGTACGTGTTTGACTATGACGCATGGTATTTGATACCTGTTGTTGGGGACAACTTCACTACCTACATGAGGGTAGCTCCTAACAATCCATTGTCAAAAGGTAAGTATGAAAAATTTAGAATCAAATGAGAGATAAGGTACAAATTAAATCAAAGATTATTGAGGCGGGGTATGCCGCTGTCGATGAGTTAATCGAGGTAGCTCGTGATAAGATTATCAATAACAGCGAGGAGGACTTGTCTGCGGATAAGTTGAAGAACGCTGCAGCTACTAAGAAGTTGGCATTGTTCGATGCCTTCGAGATATTAAACAGGCTTCAAGCTGAAGAGGAAGCTATTGACATGGAACGTAAAGGAATAAGTTATGAAGACTCAAAGCAAGGCTTTGCCGAAAGACGAGCTAATACAGGTTCTAAGTAATTACGTTCCTGACAAGACAATCCAAAGTAAGAATAAGTTTCGCAGTTGGAAGTACGGCTACAACGAGGACTACGATATGGTGGTCATCTCGAAGACGGGTTGCATTGGTGAGATTATTAATATCAGAGGATTAGCGATTGCTTTACCTGAAGCTCCGAAAGATGTAGAGCGTAGGTCATCTGCGCCGTCTGAGCAGTATTGGGAGCGCCGTCAGTTACCTAAAGAGTTAACACGCATTCAGTCTATCTTCCAATGGAATGACATGCCATCTGAGTTCAAGTCAAGATGGGTAGGTTATGTTGAGCGGGAATTTGACTACCGTGAGCTAGGCTATTGGTTCATGAACAACGGAGTGCCAACGTACATCACAGGGTCTCACTACATGTACTTGCAGTGGTCGAGTATTGATGTTGGGTATCCTGACTATCGTGAAGCCAACAGAATCCTTTGGTTGTTTTGGGAGGCTTGTAAGGCAGACCACAGGTGCTTTGGCATGGTGTATCTGAAGATTCGTCGTTCAGGATTCTCGTTCATGTCAGCATCTGAGTCTGTGAATGTGGGGACTATCTCTAAGAATGCGAGGGTTGGGGTGCTGTCAAAGACAGGGCCTGATGCCAAGAAGATGTTCACCGATAAGATTGTTCCTATCAATAGTAAGTTGCCGTTCTTCTTCCGTCCTATCATGGATGGTATGGACAAGCCGAAGACTGAGCTTGCCTATCGTATCCCTGCGTCGAAGATTACACGCAAGAACATGACGACAGTGAATGACGACGATGTGATTGATGGATTGAACACCACGATAGATTGGAAGAATACGGATGACAACTCTTATGACGGGGAGAAGCTTAAACTTTTGGTTCATGACGAGAGTGGTAAGTGGTTGAAGCCCAATAGCATCGAGAACAATTGGCGTGTTACAAAGACGTGTCTTAGGATTGGTAGTAAGATTATTGGCAAGTGCATGATGGGTTCTACTTGTAACGCACTAGCCAAGGGTGGTAGCAACTTCAAGGACTTGTACTACGATTCAAACGTGCATGCTAGGAATGGCAATGGTCAGACCAAGAGTGGATTGTACTCTTTGTTCATTCCGATGGAGTGGAACATGGAGGGATTCATTGATAGGTATGGCATGCCTGTGCTCAGGAAGCCTGAGACATTTGTCATGGGTGTTGATGGTGAGAAGATTACCAACGGGGCTATTGACTATTGGGAGGCTGAGGTTGACTCATTAAAGAATGACTCGGATGCGTTGAATGAATACTACCGTCAGTTCCCTCGCACTGAGTCTCATGCGTTTAGGGATGAGAGTAAGACGGCATTGTTTAGCTTGACTAAGATTTATCAGCAGATTGACTTCAACGAGTCAAGAATTGAAGCTCAACACTTGACCCGTGGAAGTTTCAGTTGGAGGGGAGGGAAGCCTGATAGTGAAGTTATCTTCACGCCTGACCAAAGGGGCAGGTTCTTAGTCTCTTGGTTCCCTCCTGCGGGGTATCAGAACCGAATGATTGTGAGGAATGGAATGAAGTATCCTGCAAATGAACACATGGGGTCATTTGGGTGCGACTCTTACGACATCTCTGCTGTCACAGACGGACGTGGTTCTAATGGGTCGCTGCATGGGATGACTAAATTCCACATGGATGAAGGGCCGATTAATCATTTCTTCTTAGAGTATATCGCTCGTCCTCAGACTGCAGAGATATTCTTTGAAGATGTCCTTATGGCATTGGTATTCTATGGGATGCCTGTCCTCGCTGAGAACAATAAGCCTCGACTCTTATACCACTTGAAGAACAGGGGATACCGTGGATACTCCATGAATAGACCTGACAAGCCGATTGCAAAGTTATCGGTTACGGAGCGTGAGCTTGGTGGTATTCCAAACTCATCAGAAGATGTGCGCCAAGCACATGCTGCTGCAATTGAATCGTACATAGAACAGTATGTTGGGTTTGACCTCTCAGGCAAATATAGAGACCCTGCGGAAATTGGAGACATGCCGTTCATGAGGACTCTTGAGGATTGGGCTAAGTTCGATATCAACAACAGAACGAAGTATGATGCTTCTATCAGTTCGGGACTAGCGATTATGGCTAACCAAAAACACTTGTATCAAGCCGAGAAAAAAGATAAGAAATTAGTTGTTAACTTTGCAAGGTATAGTAATGATGGCAATACAAGCCAATTGATTCGATGAAGGAAGTAAAGATTAATATAGCTCAGTCTACTTTTCCAAATCAGTTCGTTCCTGATTCGGTAAAGAATACCGAAGAGTTCGGGTTGCAAGTTGGTCAAGCCATTCAGTATGAGTGGTTCAAAAGAGACAGCTCAACTACGGGTAGGTTCTACAGCCAATGGAGAGATTTTCACCACAGAAGATTATATGCTCGTGGAGAGCAGCCTGTTGGTAAGTATAAGAATGAGCTTGCTGTTGATGGCGACTTGTCGTATTTGAATCTTGATTGGACTCCTGTTCCTGTCATCCCTAAGTTTGTTGACATTGTTGTTAATGGTATGTCTGACCGTATGTTCAAGGTTAAGGCTAGCGCTCAAGATGCCATGTCACAATCCAAGCGTAACAAGTATCAGGAGATGATTGAGACGCAGATGGCGGGTAAGGAAATCTTATCTATCGTTCAGCAGAAGACAGGCTTCGACCCGTTCATGATGAACCCTGATGAGTTGCCTAATAATGACGAGGAGTTGTCGTTGTACATGCAGCTTAACTACAAGCCTGCGATTGAGATTGCAGAGGAAGAGGCCATCAATACCATTTTAGAAGAGAACCATTACTATGACTTGCGCAAGCGAATTGACTATGACTTGACTGTGTTAGGTATTGGCGTTGCTAAGCATGAGTTCTTAAAGGGGTCAGGCGTTGAGTTGTCTTATGTAGACCCTGCGAATGTGGTTTACAGCTACACTGAAGACCCATACTTTAGAGATTGTTTTTATTGGGGTGAGATTAAGACCATCCCTATTACTGAGTTAGTTAAGATTGACCCAACCATTACTCCTGAGCAGATGGAGGAAGTGTCTAAGTACAGCCAATCTTGGTATGACTACTTTAACGTGGCTCAGTTTTATCAGGACAGCTTGTTCTATCGTGACACTTGTACGTTGTTGTACTTCAATTACAAGACCACCAAGAAGATTGTTTACAAGAAAAAGAATCTTGAGAATGGTGGCGCTCGTGTAATTGAGAAGGAAGATACATTCAATCCGCCTGTAGAGAAAATGCAGGAGGGTAACTTCGAGAAGGTTGAGAAGCGCATTGACGTATGGTACGAAGGTATCATGGTGATGGGTACGAATATCATGTTGAAGTGGGAGATGATGAAGAACATGGTTCGTCCTAAGTCTTCAGCTCAGCATGCCATTCCAAACTATGTAGCTGTTGCTCCTCGTATGTACAAGGGTAGCATTGATTCATTGGTTAGAAGGATGATTCCTTTTGCTGATTTGATTCAGGTTACTCACTTGAAGTTGCAGCAGGTTATCTCTCGTGTTGTTCCTGATGGGGTATTCATTGATGCTGATGGCTTGAATGAAGTTGACTTGGGTAGCGGTGCTGCCTATACTCCTGAGGATGCACTTCGTTTGTATTTCCAAACGGGTAGTGTGATTGG